ATACTATGTCATTCGTTGTATCTTCCCTCAACAACTACACCAATGAGCAGTCAACTGACTTGTTGGTAAAAGCGTTGTTCGGTTCTAAAACCGCTTCAACCTTGCAAAGCGCAGGTCAAGTGCAGGTAGGCGTTAAATCGTCTGCTTCTTTGAACTTGTTGGCTTCTACCGTTTATTTTCAAGCCGATGGTTGTGGTTACAACCCAAGCGGTGCTACTACTTTCACTCAGCGCAACATCACCGTTGGTGCAGTTAAAGTAGAAGAGACTTTGTGTCCTAAGACTTTGGAAGCAAAGTGGATGCAAACTCAAATTATGGCAGGTTCTCCTACTATGATTCCTTTTGAAGAGCAAATCGGTAGCGAAAAATCTGCGGTAATCGCTGAGAACATCGAGATTGCTATGTGGCAAGGTGATACTACTAGCGGTAACCCTAACTTGAACCGCTTCGATGGTTTCAACAAAATCATCTCTGGCGCTTCTCCAACATTGGCAAACGCCGCGCCTACCACTTTCACTTCTATCACTAGCGCAAACATCGACGATATCTTAGACCAAGTATACGCGAACATTCCTGCTCGTGTTGCTACTAAGAGTGACTTGGTTTGCTTCATCGGTGTAGATGCTTTCAAATTGATGCTTGTAAACTTGAAGAACGCTAACTTGTACCACTACGCAGTAGAAGCAAGTGAAGCGATGGAAATGATTTACCCCGGCACAAATATGAAGTTAATCGCCGTAGGTGGTTTGAGCGGAACTAACAAAATCGTTGCAGGTTCTTTGAGCAACTTCTTTGTAGGTACTGACTTGGCTAACGAAGAAGAGTCATACAAATTGTGGTACTCTGAGGACAACGACGAGGTTCGTTTCCGTACCACTTTCAAGTATGGTGTTCAAGTTGCTTACCCTAGCGAAGTTGTATATTTCACCCTCTAATCTAACATAAACAATGGCTTGTCTTCTCACTCAAGGTTTCACTCTAGATTGTAAAGATTCAATCGGAGGTATCAAGAGCATCCACTTGATTTCGTGGACTGCTTCAAAATTCACTATTGCGAGTGGCGAAGTTACTGCAACCACCGTAGTAAGTGGTGATGTTTATGACTATGAATTGCCAAAGGGTACTGGCTCTATGACTAACACTACAAACGTGTCAGTTGAGAATGGTACTACTTTCAATCAATGTGACGTAGCATTCAAATTGCGTCGCTTGTCTACTTCTAAGCGCAACGAGATGAAACTTCTCGCTCAAGGTCGCACGTACACTATCGTACGTGACAACAACGATGCGTATTGGTTAGTAGGTAACGAGTATGGATGCGATGTGACTGCGATGGTTGCAAATAGCGGAACTGCTATGGGCGATTCAAATGGTTACGAAGTGACTTTGTCAGCAATCGAAGCGGAAGCACCTTACAAATTACAATCTAGCGTAGTGACTGCGTTAGGAATTTAACGTACATTTGTAGTTGTTCTTGATTCATATTAGTTTTCAGAATTGGGAGGGCTTCGGCTCTCCCTTTTTTGTTACATATCAAACTACTCGCTATTTATTTACGTGCTAGTCATTGAAAAAAATCAAACGAAGTATTGGTATTTGACGTTGAGTGAAAAAACAACGATATCAAATCCTACTTATTTATTCTCTGTTCATCATAGATTGACCGATACTATCACGAATTTCATTCTTAGTGACGTAAGTATTCACAAAGAAAGATACAATCAATTTCAAATAGACGAGAGCGACTACGATTTCTACACAGGAGAATACGAGTATAAAGTCTACGCTCAAACTAGCGCAGTAAATACAAACCCAAATCTTGCAGACGAACTAGTCGAAAGCGGTATTCTTAAAGTTAACGAGGTACAACTATTGGAGGTGTTCTATGAACCAACATAATGTCACGACGAACTCAAAGACTTATGTACCTACGCTCGTATCAAAAGAAAATGATGTACAACTAATTAACGAAACATATGTACCTACTCTTGACTCAAAACAATACAATGTACCTCAAGAGGGTTACTATGACTATTTACCAATCTATTACGCGTATCTAAAAAGAGTCACTTATTTAGAAAGTGCTATTTGTATAAAGAACAAACTCTACAATCTAAGCAAAAATATATGAGCAATTCAACAAGCATTATGGCGGGTGGCGATGGTTTCAAATACCATAGCGCATCAACCGTGACAAGTGTAGCATATAGCGCACTAGTCGTACAAGAAGACACCGTTTTCACTTCATTCTTTGTCGATGGTACAAACGTACTTTCTACTCGTGGGTTGAGTGGCGTTACTCTTCAACAAGGTGCGTATCTACCTGCGGGTGGCGCGTCAAAAATCACAGGTTTTGTGATATCTTCTGGCTCTGTAATCGGTTACTAATCGTATGATAGGCGTAGGAATTGGCACTCGAAGCCGTCTATACAAGGGTCAAGGTTGGGATATCGTAAAAGCGTACAAGTCTCGCATCACGAGTGATGGTGGCTACTATGAAGGTATCTCTTGTCTATTGCGTAAACTTAACAACTTATGAGCAATCTATTGAGTCAAGCATCGCTAGTAATGATTCCTAGCGGATACAAAGAAGATGTAGTCTATTCTCCTGTACCCACCGACGGTTCAGGAGATTTAAGTTTCACCCGTGCATCCAACGGAACGCGCATCAATAGTGCGGGATTGGTTGAGGATTGCCCGTGGAATTTGTTGCAACAATCAGAAACTTTTGATAATGCGGCTTGGGTTAAAACAAATTCTACAATAACGGCGAATGCTATTGCAGCCCCTAACGGAACGCTAACTGCCGATAAAATTGTTCAAGCAAATGGAACAGACGGCATTATTGCGCAAAGTCAATCATACATTGCAGGTACTGCCTACTCATTGAATATTTATGCCAAAAAAGAGGCGTTTAATTTCTTGTTGATTGGTTTTCCATCAAGTGCTTTTCCCGCATCCAATCGACTTGGGTTGTTTAATTTACAAACGGGGGCGGTTGCAAGTTCATCACAAAGCGGTATAAATGCACAAATCGAAAGCGTTGGGAATGATTGGTTTAGGTGTAGCATATCAGTAACGGCAACCACCACAACAACGGGAAATATCATTGTTGCTGCAAGGTCTTCGGATAGTTTGACTTCATTAGGAAATGGAACATCAGGCATTTACATTTGGGGCGCACAACTCAACATCGGCTCAACCTCCAAACCCTATTTCCCCACTACCGACCGATTAAATGTTCCACGCCTAACCTACCAAAATGGCGGGGGCGGGTGTCCGAGTTTGTTGTTGGAGAAACAGAGTACGAATTTGGCGCAATATAGCGAGCAGTTCGATAATGCGTATTGGAGTAAAACAAACGCAACAATATCGGCAAACAATACTACAAGTCCCGACGGAACGCAAAACGCGGATTTGATTATTGCAGACACAACAAACGGAGTACACCAATTTCGTACAACCATTTCAAGTGTAACGGCACAAAATTACACAATGAGTATTTTTGCGAAAAAATCGGGTATTAATTTTATTCGTTTTTGGGAAGATGGGCAAACGGGAAAACAATGTTATTTTAACCTAAATACGGGCGTTGCAACAAATGTTGACATGACATCCGTTAGCATTGAAAATATAGGCAATGGTTGGTATAGGTGTATCGCGGTAGTTCCAATTCCAGCAAGTGGTGTTTTTGGATTTCGTGTTTTAGTTTCACAAGATGGTAGCGCAACGGCATATTCGGGCAACGGAACGGATGGTGTTTACATTTATGGCGCACAATTGGAAGCGTCATCGTATGTTACTACGCTAATCCCAACAACCTCAGCAAGTGCCACAAGGGTTGCGGATGCTTGTTATAAGACGGGCACTAGTTCGTTGATTGGGCAAACGGAGGGAACTTTGTTTGCGGATGTTATTTTGCCATCAACTAACGATTCAGGAAGGGTTCTTGTAATTAGTGGCGGAAGTAATCGTGTAGGAATTACATTGTCAGGAACAACTGCAGGATTTTTTATTGTAACGGGTGGCGGTGGCGTTATTTTCAGTTCAGTTGCCG